AGCGGGGGTAGGGGCCCCCGCTGCGAGACGTCGCGGCGATCAGTGGGAGGCCGTCATGAGCAGCTGATGATGCAAGTAGCGGAGCGTCTCCTCGGCCCCCCACTGCCCGAATCTGAAATTTTTTTTCCCTCAAATGCAATGCCAACCCGTGCAGCTCGACGTCGAAGAGCGCGCCCTGCGATGCGTCGCACTGTCCGTCTTCCGTCATCCCGAGCGCGCCGCCGCTCTCGGTATCGAGCCCGACCTCGCCGCTCGCTTGGCGGTCTCGGGAGAAAATGGACGAATCCGCTTCCTCAGACGGTATGCCTCAAGCTCCGGTATATCGATCACGGATATGATCTCTCGACTGCCGCCGCCACCGGGTACCGGCGCACCTACGTCTTCAGAGGCAACTCCATCTACGACCCCGACCTCACCGGCGCCGGAGTGCAGCCCTACGGGTTCGACCAGTGGGACGCCCTCATGGGCTCCGGCGGGCAATACAAAGTCTATGGCTCCGCCATTACCATCAACTTCTCCCTCTCGTCGTCCACCGCCACGAACGTGAGGTTCTTCCTTGTCCCCTCTCGGCAGACGACGTTGTCCTACTCTGATATCTCTGACCTCCGCAACACGCGCTACTCGAGGCAGAGCATCACCTCTTCCGCCACTGGCATCGGCCGTGGTATGTGGCTCAAGAATTATATGTCTACCTCGAAGATGTTCCCCGGCGTTGGTCGTGGTGAGTGGGATCTCTTCTCTGCCATGGGCAGCAACCCTGCGGTCCAGTGGTTCTGGCATATCTTCGTCGATACTGCCACTGTTGCTCAGGAGGTCGGCATAGCCGCCGATATAAAGATTGTCTACTACGTCCGTCTCCTCCGTGAGGGCAACACGGACGAGTCTTAAGTCTCCTCCTCTTCTCCTCTCTCGCGCTCCTGCGCGCCTATCTTTGTCAAGGTTGGGGTCAGTATTACCCCCAACCTTGGAACCAAGGGACCTTGGAGCCCCCGCAGGTTCCGGAGGGGTGCTTCTATTATTTTTCCTGTAAATGGCCGCTCCTCTCGCTGTCGTCGCCGCTCCGGCCGCGTCGCGCGCAGCGCCCGCGAAGCATTGGTGCTTCACGATCAATAACCCGGAGGGGGAGCTGTCGCTCTCTGATGCTCTCATGGAGAAGCTTCAGTACATTGTCTGGCAGCTCGAGCAGGGTGCCGAGGGGACTCGGCATCTTCAGGGCTACCTCCAGCTGAAGGAGAAGGCGCGGCTGACCGCGCTCAAGCGCTACTGGCCCACCGCGCATCTCGAGGTTGCTCGCGGGACTCCTGCGCAGAACAAGATCTATTGCACGAAGCCTGAGACTCGTGTCGAGGGCCCGTGGGAGCGTGGGACGCTCGTTGGCGGCAAGGGGACCCGCACCGATCTTCACGATCTCGGTGCCTCTATTAACGCAGGGAAAAAGCTGCGTGAGGTCGCTCGGGATACTCCCGAGCTGGTGATCCGCTATGCCAGGGGCATCCAGACTCTCGAGTCTGTTGTATCTCGCGTGGCCGCCGAAGGCGAGGTCCGCGATCCTTACGTCTACGTTCTCTGGGGAGCGCCCGGTACGGGTAAGACGCTCCTCCCGCACTCGCTCTACAGCGAGGCTGATCTGTTCACCTATCATCTGATCCCTGGCGGGCATCAGTGGTTCGATGGATATGATGGTCAGCCGGTTCTCATCATCGATGACTTCACCGGCTGGGTCCCCTTCCGCACGCTGTTGATGTGGCTTGACCGTTATCCGCTTCGTCTCGAGGTGAAGGGCGGCTTCACCTACGCGCGGTGGCATCGGGTCTTCATCACCTCTAACCGTCCTCCTGAGGAATGGTATCATGATGCTGACTACGCGGCTCTTGAGCGGCGCATTAGCTATGTCTGGCACTTCCCGGATGATCTCGAGCTCGCTCGCTCTGTCACTCAAGGCACTCTCTATACTCATTAACCGCGGAGCGGATGAATCATCAACTAATCATGACGACGACCACCCCTCCGGTCGCCGCGACGCGAGCAGCGGGGGTAGGGGCCCCCGCTGCGAGACGTCGCGGCGATCAGTGGGAGGCCGTCATGAGCAGCTGATGATGCAAGTAGCGGAGCGTCTCCTCGGCCCCCCACTGCCCGAATCTGAAATTT